GCAACAGGCGGCGCAGACTTAGTTACCAACCCAGTTGCCGACCTTACTGCTAACATGTACACAACTGGTATTGCAATGACAACAACCAAGGCTGAAGGTCTTGGTAAAGATGATGTCACAGATGCATTCAACCAGATGGCATTCAGCATTGAGAAAGTTACTGTAACTGCTCAAAGCCGTGCATTGAAAGCTGAATACTCACTAGAACTTGCACAAGACTTGAAAGCAGTTCATGGTTTGGACGCAGAAACAGAATTGTCAAACATTCTGTCTACAGAAATTCTTTCTGAAATCAACCGTGAAGTTATCCGTACTATCTATTTGTCTGCTGTTGCAGGCGCACAATATGGTACTACAACTGCTGGTGCATTTGACTTAGACACTGACTCTAACGGTCGTTGGTCTGTTGAGCGTTTCAAAGGTTTGATTTTCCAAATCGAACGTGATGCTAATGTGATTGCAAAAGCAACTCGTAGAGGTAAAGGCAATGTGATGATCGTATCATCTGATGTTGCTTCCGCTATGGCAATGGCTGGTGTTCTTTCTTACACACCTGCTCTATCTGCTGACCTACAAGTTGACGATACAGGCAATACATTTGCTGGTATGTTGCATGGCCGTATCAAGGTATACATTGACCCATATTTCGGTGGTTACACATCTAACCAAGAATTGGTGACAATTGGATACAAAGGTACATCACCATACGATGCCGGTTTGTTCTATTGCCCTTATGTACCTCTACAAATGGTTCGTGCTGTTGACCAGTATACATTCCAACCAAAAATTGGATTCAAAACTCGTTACGGCATGGTATCAAACCCATTTGCACAAGGTTCAGCTGTTGGTAACGGTGGTTTGACACCTCGTTCTAACCAATACTACCGTATCTTCCAAGTTAAAAACTTGATGTAATACGAAGCCACCATAGAGTGGTGCTTTAAAAGGACCTCTTAGGAGGTCCTTTTTTTTGGCTCCTAAATAGTAGATAAAGGAGAATTTAATGACAGCGTTGACCAGAAGTCCACAAAATACTAACTTATTACAACCTACAAAATACCTATTGGTTTTTAATAGAATTGGAACTGTTCAGTATTTTTGTCAATCAGTTAATATTCCATCCATAAAGTTGGGTGAAGTTATTCGCACTACGCCATTCTTGGATTTGTATTCACCTGGTACCAAATTAGATTACAGTCCACTTGATATTGAATTTATTGTTGATGAAGAACTACAGACTTGGAAAAACTTGTATAACTGGTTTATATCAATTGCCGATCCGGATGGTTTTGAAAAAAGAACCTACAAACAAGAACTACAAAGAAGTGAACATTTTTCCGATGCCACTCTAACCATATTAAGTTCTTTAAATAACCCAATATTAAGAATTCAATTTCGGAATTTATTTCCAGTTACCATGGGTGATATCAATTTAGATACCAAACTGTCAGCAGATTCTATTGTAACTGTTTCTGCTTCTTTTAGGTACGAATCATATACTTACTTGCCATTGTAATACTAAAATGTTATAATGTAACTTTATTACCACTTTATATAATTATGGAAAATCTTGAACAAATATTAAAATACTGGGCAACGGATTCAAATATGGATCAAACGGAGCCCAGCAAAGAACTATTAAAGATACCTGTCTTGCACAGTAAGTATCTAAACATCCTAACCAAACATAAAATTGCATCAAAGAAAGCTCACTTTGATTATCTGCGTATGCGTAAGATTAAGTGGGAATACTTTACTGGCAAAATGTCCAGAGAAGAATTGAATGAATATGGTTGGGAACAATTTCAGTTTGCTTTGAAATCCGATGTCAATACATATTTGGACGCTGACGGCGATTTAATCAAACTGTTAGAAAAGAAAGTCTACCACGAAGAAGCCATCTCTGTTATAGAATCCATTATGTCGGAACTTAAACAAAGAACATGGCAGTTAAGAGATTTTATTTCATGGGAAAAATTTGTAAATGGACAGTGATATCGTTATTGTTAAAAAAGATGAAGTATATGCTAAGATAATCTGCGAGAAAGATGTTGCAAGAGAATTATCTGAGTATTTTACTTTCTTTGTACCTGGTCACCAGTTTGTTCCGGCCTTCCGAAATAAAATTTGGGACGGAAAGATAAGACTTTTCAACCTACAAACTCAACAGTTATATTTGGGACTTACCAGTTACTTACAAGAGTTTGCGGATGAACGCCAGTACTTTATTGATTGGGGTGAACTCAAAACACAAGATGAATACTCTGTGTATCACTTTAATAAGTTTGTAGAAACTTTAAATTTGCATTCAAGGGGTGAACAAATTCAGGTTAGAGACCATCAAAGAAATGCATTCATACATGCAATGCAACACCGTAGAGCATTATTGTTGTCTCCAACGGCATCAGGCAAGTCCTTAATCATTTATTTGTTGTTCAGACAACTACTAGACTATCAGAATCTTAAAGGCCTTATAATCGTTCCTACGACTTCCTTGGTGGAACAACTGTACTCCGACTTTGCAGACTACTCAACACACAATGGTTTCTTGGTTGAAGATGCAGTACACAGAATCTATCAAGGCAAAGACAAAGTATCGGACAAAGCATTAATCATCTCCACATGGCAGTCGTTGTATACACTGCCAGCCAGTTACTTTGAACAATTTGATTATATAATTGGTGATGAGGCACATCTGTTCAAGGCCCAATCACTTACAACCATACTTACATCCGCAACCAAAACTAAATATCGTATAGGCCTAACTGGTACTTTGGACGGAACCAAAACACACAAACTGGTACTTGAAGGCTTGTTTGGTGCCGTGGAAAAAGTTATCACCACAAAAGAATTGATAGACAATAAACAACTATCAGATTTTCAAATCAAATGTCTTGTGTTGAGGCATTCAGATAAAATTGCCGAGGAAATGAAGTCTGCAACCTATCAAGAAGAAATAGAATACCTTATCTCAAATGAAAATAGAAATAGGTTCATTAGAAATCTTGCAATTAGTTTAGGTACGAATACACTTATATTATATCAAATGGTTGAAAAACATGGTCAAATCCTTTATAATGATATATTGGAAAAGGCTAATGGCCGTAAGGTCTTTTTCATACACGGTGGTGTAGAAACACAAGAAAGAGAAGAAGTCCGTAGAATAATGGAGACAGAAAATGATGCTATCGTTGTCGCTTCTTTTGGTACTTTTAGTACAGGTATTAATATTCGCAATTTGCATAATATTATTTTTGCTTCTCCTTCTAAAAGTAGAGTCCGTAATCTTCAGTCTATTGGACGAGGATTAAGACAAAGTGAAGGTAAAGAAATGGCTACACTGTATGATATTGCGGATGATATGAGACATAAGAAACATATTAACTTTACACTGCAACATTTTGTGGAAAGAGTAAAGATATATAATGAGGAGAAGTTCTCATTCAAAATTTACAACATAGGACTTAAAGATGGAAAATGAAGTAAAAATTGTTAGATTCAAAGATGGTATGGATGTTATCTGTTTCTTTGCCAACCTGAATACTGAGGTTGTGGATATTATAGAACCTATGATGTTTGAGTTAAGAAATGCAAACTTAGTAATGCAACAATGGCTTCCAATTGCCATGATAAAAGAAAATCGTGCTTCTGTAAAGTGGGAAGATATTCTTTGTGTTATGGAACCAAGTGATGACTTTAAGGAGTATTTCCACACTACCGTGGAGAAAGTAAATGAATCTATTCAAAAGAAGAAGAATGCTTCTACTGAGGAAGAAAAAGATTATATGATGGATGTTATGAACGCTATGGATGAAATGGATAACTTAAAGAACTTAAAACTACACTAAACATCATGGGGGCTACATACGAACTATAACATTTGTCAAGCCCTTTGTCAACAACTTTTTATGGTACATTTGAATGAGTAAAACTAAACATTATATTAACAATCAAGATTTCTTAACGGCCTTAACAGATTACAAGGCTTCCAGTCTGATTGCCACACAAGAAAATAAACCGAAACCTAAGATACCAAACTACATCGGTGAGTGCTTTATGAAGATAGCAGAAGGTTTATCTCACAAACCAAACTTCATTAATTACAGTTACCGAGATGAAATGATTTCGGATGGAATTGAAAACTGTCTCATGTACTTTGAAAACTTCGATTCAACCAAATCTTCCAATCCATTTGCATACTTTACACAGGTAATTTACTTTGCTTTCCTAAGACGCATACAAAAAGAAAAAAAACAACTGTATGTCAAGTACAAGGCCACAGAGATGTATGGTATTTTAGATGAATTTGAGATGATGGAATCTGAAGATGGTACCACAAGGCAATTTGAACTTTACGATAATATTGCCGAGTTCATAGAAACATATGAAGATGCCAGAAAAACCAAAAAGGCAGAAAAGGACGCCTTAAAGAAACCAAAGGGCCTTGAAAAATTTATTGAGGAATGATTATGAGAGTTGGATTTACTTGTTCCACATTTGATTTGTTCCACGCAGGTCATGTGATGATGCTAAAAGAGGCAAAGACCCAATGTGACCATTTGATTGTTGGACTACAAATGGATCCTACAATAGATAGACCAACTACCAAAAATAAACCTTTACAGACGGTACTGGAAAGATTCATACAGTTACAAGCCTGCAAGTATGTTGATGAAATTATACCATATGCCACAGAAAAAGAATTGATGGACATATTGACTTCTTATCCAATTGATGTTAGAATCGTTGGTGAAGAATATAAAGATAAACAATTTACTGGTTATAATTTACCAATATCTGTATATTTCAATAGTAGACAACACAGTTTTTCTACAACTGAGTTGCGACAAAGATTAATGGTTAATGAAAAGGCAAAATGAAAGTAGCAATAATTACCGACCAACATTTTGGAGCTCGTAATGATTCCACACACTTCTTGGACTTCTATGAAAAATTTTATAATGAGGTATTCTTTCCTAATATACAGGCTGCCGGAATTCGCACTGTTCTTATTCTTGGTGATACTTTTGATAGAAGGAAGTATGTAAACTTCTTTACCTTGAAGAAAACAAAACAAATGTTTTTTGACCCTTTGTACCAAATGGGTATTGAAGTTCATATGTTGGCAGGTAATCATGACACTTATTTCAAGAATACCAATGATGTAAATTCGGTTGATTTATTATTAAAAGAATATGATAACATAATCGTTATTGATTCACCACAAACCATTCATTTGAAATATGAAGATACCTCATATGACGTTTGTATGGTGCCTTGGATATGTGCCGAGAACTATGAACGTTCTATGGAAGAAATTAAGAACACCTCGGCCACAATTTGTATGGGTCATTTGGAAGTTGCTGGGTTTGCCATGTATCGTGGTATGCCATCACATGAAGGATTAGAACGTGCTCTATTCAGGAAGTTTGAGTATACTTTTTCTGGCCATTATCATCATAAGTCCAATGCTGATGATATCTTCTATTTGGGCAACCCGTATGAACTTACTTGGCAAGACTATAATGACGATAGGGGTTTTCATATATTTGATATGGATCGGCGTTCGCTGGAATTCGTAAAGAATCCAAACAAGATGTTCCATAAGATTACCTATGACGACAAGAAAGATACCATTACAAATATTACCAATATGGATTTGACTCAGTATGCTGGCAAATATGTTAAGGTGGTAGTAATTAATAAAACCAACCCATATTTGTTTGACAAACTGATGAGTAACCTGTATAATGTCAATCCAGTAGATGTTACAATTGCTGAAGATTTCACGGACCTTACAGAAGGTCTTGATGATGATATGTTGGACCAAGCTGAAGATACATTAACCACATTGAACAAATATGTGGAGACCATAAAAGATGATGGAATTGATAACGATAAATTGAAAACATTATTGAAAGAGCTCTACATAGAAGCATTGAATACTGAACAAGCATGATACTATTCCAAACAATTAGGTGGAAGAATTTTCTTTCCACCGGGGCTTCATTTACGGAAATTAATTTTACCAAATCAACAAATACGTTGATTATTGGTCAGAATGGTGCTGGAAAATCCACTATTTTAGATGCATTGTGCTTCGGTTTATTTGGTAAACCGTTTCGTAAGATAAATAAACCTCAATTATTGAACTCCATTAATGGCCGTGATGCTATGGTGGAAGTAGAGTTTAATATTGGCCAGAAAAAATATAAAGTTATTCGTGGTATCAAACCGAATGTGTTTGAAATATACCTGAATGATGTATTGCTGAACCAAGATGCAGCTTCAAAGGATTACCAAGAGATTTTAGAGAAGAATATTCTCAAATTAAATTATAAATCCTTCACGCAAGTTGTCATTCTTGGTTCAGCATCCTTTGTACCATTCATGCAGTTGTCTGCGGCCGACCGTAGAACTATCATTGAAGATTTACTGGACATACAAATATTCTCGTCAATGAATGCCATTGTCAAAGAGAAAATGTCTGCATTAAAAGATGGTATCACTAAATCAAAATATGATATCAAACTTGTAGAAGAAAAAATCAATCTACAGATGCAGAACATTGAAGAAAATAATAAGAACAGAGTTGCCGAAATACAAAAGAGAGTGCAAGAGGTTGCAGAAGCATATCTACAAATCCAAAAATTGGAAAAAGATATTGATTTGATTAACAAACATATAGATGTATTACAAGGTAAAGTTGGTGATAAGAAAGAGAAACTTGACAAAAAAGCCAAGGGTCTATTTCAAATTAAAGGTAAGGTTCAAACTAATATTGCCAGAAATGAAAAGGAGATTCAGTTCTATGAAAAAAACCACGACTGTCCGACATGTAAACAATCAATTACTCCCGATTGGAAAGATTCTCAAGTTAAAGAAAAGACAGAGAAAATTGATACACAAAGGACTGGCCTCCAAGAAATTGATGAAGAACTAACCAAAGTCAACAATGAGGTTAAAGCCATTACTGATATTATCAATCACATTAATGCACACAACGGTGAAATTATTAGACACAATTCTACCATAACATCTATCAATCAATACATTACAAAATTGAATGGTGAGTTAGGTGAATTGAATGAGAAACGAGTTGGTACAGAAGGTGCTGACCAGAAGTTAATTGAACTGAAACAAGAACTGGAAACTTATAACCAGTTATACAAAGAACAATTAACCGAGAAACATTATAATGAATTTGCAGGTACATTGTTGAAAGATGGTGGTATTAAGACCAGAATCATTAAACAGTATTTGCCAATTATGAATAAGTTGATTAACAAGTACCTGACTGCCATGGACTTCTTTGTTAACTTTAACATCAATGAAAATTTTGAAGAAACAATTAAGAGTAGGCACCGTGATGAATTCTCGTATGCCAATTTCTCTGAAGGTGAAAAGATGCGTATTGATTTGGCTTTGTTATTCACATGGAGACAAATTGCCAAGTTAAAGAACTCTACCAATACAAACCTATTGATATTGGATGAAGTGTTTGATTCAAGTTTAGATACCGTGGGTACGGAAGAATTTCTAAAGTTGATTAATGAAATGGGTACAGACACCAATGTGTTTGTTATTTCCCATAAAGGCGACCAACTCTTTGATAAGTTTAGGTCAATTATTAAATTTAAGAAAGTGAATAACTTTTCAAGGATAGAAAAATGAGTGACGATATTATCTTATATGATACAAAAGAAGCTGCCAAGGTTATACTTGACATACCCACATTTGAGTTGGTACCGGCCGATTGGCCGGGTTTATATAAACCAACACCTGAATTTGATTTCAGTAAACCTCCAATTGATCCAAATACTTTTGCATCCACATTGGTAGAAACCTGTAAGAAACACAAAGGATTTGGATTGTCTGCCAATCAATGTGGATATCCATTTAGAGTTTTTGTTATGGGAACCGATGATGAATATGTGGCATTCTTTAATCCTAAGGTGGTTAAAACTGAGGGTGAAACTCACATGGAAGAGGGATGTCTATCATGGCCATTATTGACCTTGCGTATTACCAGACCTAAAAAGATTTGGGTAGAATACCAGGATTTCACCGGTGCGAAGAAAGAGGCAGTCTTTGATGGTATATCTGCACGGTGTTTCCTCCATGAGCTTGACCACCAAGACGGAATCATGTATACTTCAAGGGTAAAACCTCTTGCGTTACAGTTTGGACTTAAAAAACTGGAAAAGATTAGACGCAAATACTTTAACCCTAAGATGATGAAAAAAATGACTAATGGCAACCAAAAAGCACATCCCTGATGTAGAAGAACAATGGCGTACATGGTCCGATGAATTTACTTCAGATAGATTTGAACACATTGACACTGATACACTAAAAGAAACCCTCATCAAAGATTTATCTTATGCATCTCAAATGGATGTACGAGAGTACACCTTATACCAGAAATGGTGTGAGGTGCATGAGAAATATCCAACTAGAACTATCACTACATTATTTGGTGATGACCATCAGTTGATTGATATTGGCCAACAGACTCTCATTGATAAAGTCAAAAAGAATTTCTGGATGCCTGAAGGTACAGATGACTACGAAAAATTGAAACCGACCTTGGTATTATCCAATGGTGATTTGGCTGAAACATGGAATACGATTCGTACCTTTTCATCCACAATGAAAAACAATTCTAATATTGGTCGCAATCTTTATTACACTGTGGTTGATGAAACATCTGGTAAGTACCTAGGTGTTATTTGTATATCATCCGACTTCTTGGATTTGACTCCAAGAGATAAAGAGATTGGATGGGCCAGAGATATCAAGACACAACAAGGTATGATTAATCACACGGCCATTGGTTCCACGATTGTTCCTTTGCAGCCTTTAGGTTTCAACTATATGGGTGGTAAGTTATTGGCATTGTTATGTCTTGCTGATACTGTACAGAACGATTGGAAAAGACAGTATGATGATGTTCTTGTTGGAGTTACAACTACTTCTCTTTACGGGAATACTAAGTCTGGTGGTTTATCTCAGTATGACGGTCTTGAACATTGGAACAAAATGGGTTTCAGTTCTGGTTCGGTTGCTTTTGAACCTACAAAAAAGACCATGAGAATGGTATATGATTGGGTGAAAGAGAATCATACACGCCGTTACTTTGAATGGTGGGAAGCCAAGAATCCAAAAGGTCTTCCATTAAAGCGTGACCACAAAAACCGTACATTAAATTTTGCGTATGGTAAGTTGGAGATTCCAAAACAACTTATTCGTACCGAACATCAGAGGGGAATTTACTTTTCTCCTCTGTACAATAACACCAATGACTATCTTAGGAAAGAAATTGGTGATGAACAACTGGTAAAGTCCTTTGACACCAGTGAACAGGCGCTTGCCAATATTTGGAAAACCAAGTATGCTAAGGGTCGGATATCAATGTTAAAGAAGAAAAATACCGTTTCTTATGAAAACCTTTTCTACGATGATTTGATATTCATGGATTGGAACCAAACTAAAGAAAAATATTTAGGACAGGTAGGACGTTAATTATGAAACTAAAATTTGACTTATCTCTCTCTAAAGAATTGTGTAAACCAGAATTGAGGCCTGATGTGCCTAAAGGTGCTACGTTTGTTGGACGTATAATTGCACCTAGGAATAAAGTGGTATACCTTTTAGAAAATCAAAATCGAGTATTGAATGTTGTTCAATCTGATGTTACAAATCTTAAAACCTCATTTTTAGTCAATGGTTGGGTACATTCCGAATATCCTCCTATGGTCATGGAAGATGAAAACCGGAAAGGAATGTATCTTGGTTTATCCGGTTTTAATCGGGACGCTGCAGCTGAAGAACTTGGTTCTGACGAAATGATGTATGATGTGTATAAATTTGATACACCATTAATTAAAAGATTAACTAAAAATAAAAGCAATTTAATTAGAACGCCTCGTTCTCCTAACACCAAAGAAGATTTGATTTTTCAAACTTTACAAGCAATTGAATATAAAGAGATTTCAAATACAGATGATGAAATCAAATGGTTTATTGATGAAGTAGCAGCCGATAAGAGTGTATCTGAGCGTAAGAACATTTTTAAAAAAGTGAGAGAAAACAAATCTAGTTTTTCCAACATATTGACATACCACTCTCGAAAGGGTGTTAACTCTACGATGGATGCTGCAAAGAAATTAAAAATTGCTTGTAAAGGTGATGAAAATCTAAATTCATCAGGTAAATTAGGATATATTCCTCCTTATGCAAATCCAACCACAAATTTTCGTGATGCAAAGAAATTAATTAAGAAACATGGTTTTCAGGATATTGAATTTCATTTTTATATACCTGAAGCTAGTGGTGATGCAGAAGTATTGAAACAACAACGTGTGAGCACAATAAGAATATTTAATACCGCCGTAAAAGAAGAAGCCGAATGGATTCAAACTATTATGGAAAAATTAGGACACACTCATGACTTAGATGAAATTATCAATGTTTTACCATATAAGGCAAAAGGATTTTTACCACAATATAAAAATCCGGATCCAAAAAAAGGTGGATTACCCACAGAGACTGATGTGGTATCATTACCAACTAATTCAAAACCCGTTCAGGCAAATAACATTTTAAAATTTGTTAGTGCCTAACACAAGTATACCGCAAGGTTGCTTGACACACACACTAAATAGTGTTATGATGTGAATGCTTGTGAAAGCAAGTTTGTTTTTTTTAACTTTGTCATTATTAGGAGATTATATTATGACTAACAAAATTTCTGCGAAAGCAAAAATCCTTAACTACTTGAGCAAGACAGAGGGTTACAACACCCTGTCAGTTGCACAAGCTCGTGCTCGTTTTGGTATCCAAAATGTTTCTGCTCGTGTTGATGAATTGCGCCAAGAAGGCCATGTCATCTACACCAACACCAAATCCCGTGGTGATGGTTCTAAAGTATCTGTGTACCGTATGGGCAAACCAACCAAAGCAATGGTTCGTGCTGCACTGAGCACAGGCTTTAACTACACTGCTTAATCAGTGAATTGTGGGGAGTACCATTTAACAGTGGTCTCCCCTTTTTTTTTATATCTTTGGAGAGATAATGGAAATTTCAATTAAAAAAGAAGAACTTCAAAAGAAAAGTATTTTCGTTGCTACACCAATGTATGGTGGCATGAATCATGGCTTATATGCCAAGGCTTGTTTAGACCTACAGGCAATTTGTATGCAATATGGAATTACAATTAAATTTTCATTTCTTTTCAATGAGTCTTTAATTACAAGAGCAAGAAACTACCTTGTGGATGAGTTCGTTTCTCGTTCAGATTGTACACACCTGTTATTCATAGATGCTGATATTCACTTTAATCCACAAGATGTTCTTGCACTCTTGGCCTTGGACAAAGATGTTATCGGCGGACCTTATCCTAAGAAAGCCATCAAATGGCGTTCAGTTAAGAAAGCACTAGAAAAAAATCCTGATTTGGATGTAGGTTTGCTTGAAAGAGTTACGGGTGATTATGTTTTCAATCCAGTACGAGGCACAGCACAATTCTCAGTCACAGAACCTCTACAGGTTTTGGAAATTGGTACAGGATTTATGTTAGTTAAACGGGAAGTATTTCCTAAGTTTGAAGCAGCATATCCTCAGTTGCGTTACAAACCAGACCATGTAGGTCAAGCACACTTTGATGGTTCACGATACATTCATGCGTACTTTGACACTATCATTGATTCAAAAGATTCAGCAACCGGCGGCGGCACAGACCGTTACCTAAGTGAAGATTATATGTTCTGCCAACTCTGGCGCAAGCTTGGTGGAGAAATCTACTTGTGTCCTTGGATGAGAGCAGACCACATTGGTACCTATCACTTTAAAGGTGATATGCCAGCAGTTGCCAATTATGTTGGTGAGATGTAAAATGGGATACGACAAAGTGTATGTAAGCAATGATGAAGATGAAGTAAAATCATCTCAAACTGCAACAACAGGTGGTCGTAAGTTTGACGGTAACAAACTAGAATATGGTTTGTTACCACCTCTTGCTCTTGAAGCCACTGTTGATGTATTGACATTTGGTGCTCAGAAGTATGAAAGAGACAATTGGAAAAATGTACCTGATTCAAAACGCAGGTACTATGATGCACTTCAACGGCATCTATGGGCTTGGAAGAAAGGTGAAATCCTTGATAAAGAATCTGGTAAACACCACCTGGCTCATGCGATGTGCTGCTTGATGTTTTTGTATGAACATGATATACTTACTCATGTTAAATTTTATAATGAGGAACATAAATGAAAATTTCTAATGAGACACTGACGGTTCTAAAGAACTTTGTTAGTATCAATGCAAGTATTGAATTCAAAAAAGGAAACAAACTTGCAACAATTTCACCCACTAAAACTGTACTGGCAAAAGCCACAGTTACGGATAAATTTCCACAAGATTTTTGTATTCATGACTTGAACCAGTTCTTGTCTGTACAGTCCCTGTATAAAGATGGTGAGATTGATTTTGATGACAAACATGTTATCTTTAAATCTGGCCGTAAGAAACTTAACTATCGCACAACTTCACGGAATGTTATTGTTACAGTACCAGAAAAAGAATTGAACCTTCCATCGGTTGATGCATCATTCTCTTTGACTGCGGAAGATTTGGCTAACATTATGAAATCATCTGCTGTGTTGCAGTCACCTAATGTTGCAATCATGTCTGATGGTGATAAGATTTATGTTACCTCGTTTGATGCAAATGATGATTCAGCACACATCAATTCTACAGAAATTACTGATGGTAATGGTTCTGTATTCAAGGCAGTTTTCTTGACAGAGAATCTAAAGATGATGCCTGATTCTTATAGTGTTGAAATTTCATCCAAAGGTTTGGCGTCCTTCAAAAACATCAAAGGTGATTTGCAATATTGGATTGCAATTGAATCTAAACATTCTAAATTCGGAGAGTAATATGATTTGGTTAACAGATTCCGTTAATGGCCATAAAGTTGCGGTAAATCCACGATACATTGTGGCTGTATTTCAAGTACCTGAAACAGCTGATGAAGAACAGAACAAACTTGCCGGCAAGACAGCAATTAATTTGACTACTGGTAGTATTATTGTTGATGAATCGGAATTAGATGTTGTAGGAAAGATGGCAAGATGACTAAAGTAAATACATTGTTTGGTTCATTTGATGATGAACAACTGAAAAAACTCAAAGGTTATATTGATGAATTGGTTCTACACATGAACAAGAACCAAGGTAACAATGAAGCAATGAAAGATATTGTGGATTTTGCCAATGATGAATTGAAAATCCCTAAGAAGATTGTCAAGCGTATGGCAAAGACACAATTCAAAAATTCTTTCCAAACTGAAGTAGCAGAATCAAAAGAGTTTGAAGCTCTATTTGAAAGCATGAATGAGGTGAAATGATGGGTGAAATTAGAACATGGACCGACAGGACTGAGTACATTGCTGTATTGAGGAAAGAAATTCAGGTTTTAAAAGACCGTTATAAACCAGAAACAGAAGGCACCGGACATTTCAACACAGCAATTTCTGTATTGGAATCCCGTGTCAAAGAACTTGAACAAGATTTAAACTGGCCATTTCCTGGATGACACCATTAGTCATTGATGATTTCTTACCTGTACCAATACAGGATGTAATACATGAAATATTAATTGGACCTGATTTCCCTTGGACATTTTCCAAGTATTCAGTTTCAATGATTAGTTCAAATGAATATTTTCACACCAATGAACCTAACAGAGAACACATACAGTTACGGCATAGGTTTATGGATGATGATAAAATAACCAGTGAATATTATGGTTATATTGAACCATTGAAACTTGTTTTTGAAAGTCATATGAGGTCTAAGGTACTTACAACATATAGGATTAAATCCAACCTGTTGATAAGCCAAAAAGGACCTTACATACAACCACCTCACGCTGACACTATGGAGTTGATAGAAGATGGTGTTAATTGCCTTGGTTACAAAACTCTGTTATACTATGTGAATGATTCTGATGGTGATACCATCTTTTATAACGAATGCTTTACCGGACAACCTGTTGGTCTTTTAACTGAACAACAAAGGGTTTCTCCTAAAAAAGGTAGAGCTGTTATATTTGATTCTAACCAATTACATTCTGGTTCCTGTCCTAGTGTTAATGATGCTAGAATAGTAATTAATTCTGTATTTGGTATTTGATTTTTTTTATATTATGGAGTATTTGAATGAACGAACANATATTGTGGGTGGAGAAGTATCGCCCTAAAACCGTTGAAGATTGTATTTTGCCTGAAGTTATCAGGGCAACTTTCCAAGAATATGTAAACCGTAAAGAGATTCCAAATCTTCTACTATCAGGTACTGCTGGTGTTGGTAAAACAACTATTGCAAAAGCCTTGTGTCAAGAAGTTGGTTGTGATTACATTGTTATCAACGGGTCTGATGAGTCAGGTATTGACACATTCAGAAACAAAATTAAGAACTACGCCTCATCTGTATCCTTGACCGGCGGCCGCAAGGTCATCATCATTGACGAAGCAGACTATCTAAATCCAAATTCAACTCAACCTGCGTTGCGTGGTGCAATCGAGGAGTTCTCTGAGAACTGTTCCTTTATCTTCACCTGTAACTTTAAGAACAGGATCATTGATCCTATTCATTCACGTTGTAGTGTTGTTGACTTTAAAATCAATGGCAGTAAACTAAAGATGGCTACGGCATTCTT